TAGATGGTGTATTATTTCAAATTGATAGTGCAAATAATATTGATAGTGGAACATTCATTCTGTATGGCTTGAAAAAATGATAATGGTTTAAAGAAGTAAGTATAAGAAATATATAGTAAGATAGGAGAGATATGGCAACATTAGAAGAACTAACAGTAGAGGCAACAGCAGAGATTGAAGCTGCAAAGCCTCTGTACAAACAAGTTAATAATGAAAGGCTAGAGTTTACTCAAGCAGATTATGACCAACAAGTTATAGATCTGGCTAATTCAAAATGGAATGACCAACAATTTGGTTATATTCAAGCACGTCAAGAATCTTATGGATCTATTGCAGACCAATTAGATATGATGTATTGGGATAAAGTAAATGGAACAACTGATTGGGAAAATCATATAGCTCAAGTTAAAGCTGACAATCCAAAACCTTAATAATGAAGTTAAAGCTCATTAGAATATCTAGTCAAAAAGATAGCACTAATGGAATTCTATTAATTGACGACAAATTTGTTTGTTACACCTTAGAAGATGAAGAACGAGCTAACAAAATTTATGCTGAAACTGCTATTCCACGTGGAACTTATAAAATAAAATTTAGAACTGAGGGCGGTTTTCATAATAAATATAAATCAAAATTTTCTGATATTCATAAAGGTATGTTGGAATTGCAAGATGTTCCAAATTTTCAATATATATTAATTCATGTAGGAAATACTGACGAAGATACTGCAGGTTGTATTCTTGTTGGCGATTCTCAAGAAAATAACTACACCAAAAAAGATGGATTTGTTGGTTCATCTACTTTGGCCTATCGTCGTATTTATCCAGTTATAGCAAAAGCTGTAGAATCTGGAGAAGAAGTATCAATAGAAATTGTAGGCATAGAAGATTTAATTAAGCCAGATCTATGTAATCACTCAACAGCTGATTTTGTTTCAGGAAAAGAAGTATTTGAAAAATTAGAAGATATAAGTGGGCAACTTAAAGTCATAAATGCTATGATGTTAAACAGGCGCATAGAATAAAAAGGAATAATTATTTTATGATAAATAAACAATGGCTTACAAAAGTAGGCATTAGAACATTAAGAACATTCATTCAAGCCTTTTTAGGCGTATTAATTGCAAGTGGTGCAGGAATGATTGAAGTAGACGTGCTTCAGAACGCTCTAGTATCTGGATTAGTCGCAGGCGTAACAGCTCTTCAAAATGGTTTAGAAGAATGGACACCGACAAATAAAGGCTGAAATGAAAGCCACAATAAATTTAAACCAAATTTTACAGGGCGGACTCGCTGCGTTAGTAGGTTGGCTTTTTAAAACTGTTAATGAACTTCAATCTTTAGTAGCAGTTTATAATATACAAATTGGAAAATTAGAACAAAACATAGTAGATCTGGCTTTAAGAGAACGAGAATTAAACAATGCTTTAACAGAAGTTCTTATAAAATTAGGTGGCTGATGAAGAATCAATTAAAAGAAAATATTGAAGAATGGTCAAAACCTTTTGTAGCTTGTATTTTAGGTATGACTTCTGGTATAGATTTATCATTAGGTCACTTTTTTATTGCAACTAAAACCGCCACTATAACTTTACTTTTAGGCGTAGCAATTAAAAAAATTAAACAATAATTGGAGGAATTATGGAAATATTTTTTATGGGGATAGTATCATTTTATTTTTTAGTAAAGACAATTTATTTTTTTACAAATAAAATAGAAGAAATTGAAAAACAAATAATACGAATAAAGGAATGGGATTGGATCGATGGAGATAAACAAAGTGAGTGATAATGTGTTTATTAATTAAAAAGTCTGACGATTCTTACGTTCAAATTTGTAATTGCGAACATGGTAGTGAGAATTGTAATGACAGAAAATAACGGCTACACACAAAAGGAAATGACAGCAAAAATTATGCTAGATATTGAAAAGATTTTTAACAAGTTAGATGAATTACAAAAAGACATAAACACTCGACCAACTAGAGCTGAAATTTATGGTTGGATTATTGCAGGAATATCTATAGCAACTTTAGTAAACGTTTTAATGTAACAAAAGGCGGTGTCCATTCCGCCTTTTGTATTTTTCTGTGATGAAATTAGCACAAGTCAGATAGAAAGTCACCTTTCATATTTTTCTTATACTATTTTTTATTATAGATTACTTTACAGATTAAATAAGTAAAAAAATGTATCTGTAAGCCCCATAGAGCGTTTTTAAGCAATTTTTACATCAACGCCTACTAGTTAGGCGGACAAAATAAAATCGCTCAAATCGGCTCAAAATGGCTTGTTTTTAGCATATATGGGCTAAGATTAAGTGTAATGAAAGATTGGCCACTAAATGACCAAAAAAAATAAGAACGCACCTAAAGAAGAGTGGGGAAATAATTTCTTCAAGTCTGGTTGGAAACCTGAAATAGAAATTGATGAAGAATTAGGATCTGGCGAAATTACACACGTTGGAACTGACCCAAACTATGCAAATAAATTTGACGAGATATTGCAAAGTTGGGGATATGACCCAAAACTTTATACGATTGAGGGAGCAGTTAAAACTTCCAGTTGGAATGTTCAACTTAAAGGCGGCAGAATCGAAACCTTTTATGCCTTTAAAGGAATTGTAAAGCGTAAAGATCCATTAAGAGACAAATATGTTTCGCAGCTGTTAAAACGTGTTGAAAAAAAATTACCAGTTAAGTCAAAAACTTATGGCGGTGATACAGCTTTTATGTTTTTTATGGCTGATTGGCAATTAGGCAAAGCTGATTACGGCGTAGAGAATACCATTAATAGATATGACATAGCATTACAAGACGCCGTAAACAGAATCAAAGATTTAAGAAGATTAGGAACAGATATTGACGAAATTTATTTAATAGGTTTAGGGGATTTGACAGAAAACTGTTCAAAATTTTTTTTCGATAGTCAGCCCTTTAATGTCACGCTGTCATTAATTGAGCAATACGCATTAGCAAGAAGTATGATAATGAAAACAGTTGATACCTTTTTACCTTTAGCTGACAAAATAGTTTTAGCAGGTTGCCCAGGCAATCATGGAGAAATGACTCGAAGTAATAAAGGACAAGTATTAACTTCACGACTAGACAATTCAGATACTATGCACTTACAAATATGTCAAGAAATAATGAATGCTAATCCAGATCGTTATGGAAAAGTTCAAGTTGAAATTCCTGAGGGCTTTCATCAAGTTATGACTATTAAAACAAAAAAAGTAGCGTGGACTCACGGCCATATGTCTAGTGGTAATGGATCGAATGCAGAGGCAAAAATTGAAAATTGGTGGAAAGGACAAATGTATGGACATCTTCCTGCAGGTCAAGCAGAAATATTAATTACAGGACACTACCACCATTTCAGAAGTAAATATCAAGGCGATAGAGCTTGGTTTCAATCGCCAAGTTTAGACAAGTCTATTGACTTCACGCAAAGATCTGGACTTTGGAGCCACCCTGCAGTTCTCACTTTTACAATTAATCAAAAAGGTTGGGCAAACTTAGAATTGTTATAAATATAGACATAATTATATATATTATGTATAATTTTTATTATGAAAGTTATTGCTATTGATAACACAGGCTATAAAGTTAATGTCATTCAAAGTAGTGAGGGCGAATTGGTAATGTCGGAATTGCCTAAAGGTATATTTCATTTAACAGAGCCAATAGAACTCAAAGTGGATGAAAAAAAACAGCCTACCAAAATTAATTGATAGGCTGTCTTAGGTTTAGCTAACTAGCCCAATCGTAGACATACTTGCTATGTTTTCTATTAGAGTCGCCACATTTACATTCTTCTTTGTAAATTTCTTTTGCAGTTCTCTCTTTTAATTTGTAAACAGTATTTCTTAAATTTTTGGTAAAAGTTCTGTCTAAAGAACAAATTTCACCTTCCAACTCAAGAACATAATTCAAAGCGTCTACAGACTTGACTTCAATTCCTGCTTTTACATTCATTTCAACTTCATTAAAAGTTGTTTTAATTCCTAACATTATTCCCCTTTTATATTTTTTATACCTTTTTGGTCATTTATATAAACTGGACTATACAAATCCAAATCTGCTTTGCAATTGTCACAAGTAAAGTTATCTACTTCACCTTTATTTACATAAACTAAATTGAAATGCATACCTAAATCACAACAATCACAGTTGCAATTTGGATTACTACAATCAAGTTCTAGAGCATGTATTATCATAATTCCCCTTTCATACAATCCATTATATAGAATATATATAAAAAAGTGTATTAATTTTTATATTTTATTTTTAAAAGCTCTTCAACTATTTTTGCTTTATCTTCGTTAATGGATCGAACTAGATTTAAACCTAATTCGTCTGTTCCATTATATTCATTAGCAATATTGATAGTGTGTGTTCCA